TTAAATTTGTTTCCAATTAGTATATGAGAATTGTACATTCAATTCAACCAATCCATCCAAGTCATTGTTTAGTTGGATTGCATTCATTGATGTGGGGTACGCTTTTTGCAATTCACACGCATAAATTACATTTTCACGAGTAATAATGTCCAGATCGAATTCGCCTTGTGCAAAATCAAATGGTCCAATTTTTGGTAGTCTGTTTTGTAGTTCTGTTGGTAGTTTTGGAATACCAAGAGGAGTCGAATAAACTGGGAAGCTTAATCCTTTTTTCAACTGTTGAATTGTTACCAATCTTGTGTATTCATTATGATAACCAACTTCAAATGTGTCTTGATTTACTGCAGCGTTTTGCCAAGCTTCAAAGTATTTTCTAATGCCATAATCGTTTAAACAAAGGAATGTCATACTAACTTCACTTACAGCATATCCATATGCAACTTTTGAACGTTGTTGGCCAATAACTCTATCATTTGATAGAATTTGACGGCCGGGTAATTGTACATCACGGCATAATAGATTTAAAGAACCACGGTCAATATTTACACCTGGAATATTTGTAGGCAATCCAACTGCAAATACGTTAGGACGAGCTACGCCACCAGCTTTTGAAATCACACCTTTAAATTGCTCGATCGTAGCCATTAGATCATCCTTCTAGAATCGGAGTAGACTTTAGATGCAGAACCTTTCTGCCAATCCGCAGTCGGTAAGAATGTAGCGATTTCCCATTCGGGTGCTGGTACAGTCGCAAACCTACTTCTTACATGTTTACTGAGGTAATGTTTAATGCAAGGCTTAAAGTATTTAAACTTCGCAGCTCTTTTCAACATTGAATATGTCAAGTCAAACTTAGTCGATTCGTCGTATAACTTATTGTTTGTAATATCTAATAGAGCATCAAGGAATTTAGCTCTTAAGATTGGAGGCAAATAATGTAAGTTAAGCCCCATAAAACCGCCTTCTGCAGGCCCTAGAACGATCACCAGAGGGAACGAATCATAATAAGGCAGTGTATCCTTATGTTTTGGGTCATAGAAAAACATTTGCATAGAACCAACAATCCTCCGGTTAGAAAGCTCAATTGGTTCTTCTCTCATTAACTGGTTTCTATTTACTCGACGAATATTTTGCAACCTACGACGGAACCAGTCACGAGACTCTTGAGTTCGTGGTGTAATTCCTTTGCGGAACGCTTCCATTTCGAGCTTTTGAAATAAATTTGACATGTTACTATTTATTCACATTTTAGTGGTTTACTTTCCAGCAAATCCGTATATAATAAATCTATGGATTTTTGGAGTGGCTGGATACTAGTCCTCATAATTATAGTGTAGTAATTCTAAATCTTTAGCAAAGCGTTTTTCTACTAGTTCTTTACACTCGGCGTCAAAATATGTTTTCCAATGCCCATGTTGTGATTTATTTGAATGGGGTAAAGGTTCATATTTTTTATAGAAATCTTGGATCTGTTTAAAGTCCTTGTGTAAATTTTCAAGCCTGAGAACCAAGTCTGCCTTTTCAAAATACTTCCATTGTTCCATCATATTATTATCTTTACCATGTTTAAGGAATGATGCAAAGCTGGGGAACTCTTTTAAAAATTTATCACCTACTTTTTGTAGTTTGTATTGGTAACCACTTAATGCTCTTTCATATGGATTTCTTACAATACAAAACGTAAATCCTAAATCACCAACATCTCGTTGTAACTCATCGTATGTTCTATGTGGATGAGGTCTCAAGTCCTGCGCATCTAAAATATAAGACATCATCCAATCTCTAACAGAGGATCCTGCACATTTTGGAATATGAATAAATGTAGACTTAGGATTTTGTACGCTTACGGCCATTCGCTTTACTCTTCAATGGTTTCAATGGTTTAATAGTTTTCTTAGGATTTGGGAGGATTCCCATTTTCTTTAATGTGTCTTCAGTCCAGATCTGAAAGCCATAGTTGTTATCTGCTGCAAATTTCTGAGCAGCCGACCATTTGTTCATGTTCTTTACATAGGTCAAGCCTTCGTTAATGTAGCGCTTAGTTTTCCTACCGTTATATGCTGGAGGTTTTGTTTCTTTTTCTGGCTTTATTTCCACAAGGATAGTCTTACCGTTTTTAAAGGTAATTTTTAAATCCATAAAGTATCTATGGTATTTCTTATCTACCTCATAAAAGTATGGTATCACAGTTTCTTCACTTGACCACTTTACAACTTCCGGATTATCATCACACCACTTGAAACAATGCCTTTCCCACATTGAACGGAAAATAACATTATCCACGTCACCTTTGTACTTGGTTCGATTCTTTACTTTGTATCTGCCTGAATAAGCCATGCTTTAGTATATAAATAGTTTTAAACTTTTTCTATTTATTAGGGTATGAAATGGCACCACCTAGAAGATTCAGAAACAGCCCGTCACAAAACCCAGCTCTTACTTTTCCGCAAGATGACATAACGGATTATAAAGGCAAGGTTATTTTTAAAGCTAGAACCGAAGACTATTTGGATCTTGTAGAAGCAGGATTTGATCTTGCTCAATCGGCGGCAAATAAAATTGGAACTGGCCAGACAGGATTTGGTACTGGACAAATTGATCCAGGATTGGCTTCTGCAGCTAATCAAACTAGACAACGGCAAATTGAAGCGTTAAAAGGCCAAAGAGCAGAAGCAATTAGATCCATTAAAAGAAGTCATCCTGGCGGAAGAGTAACTCTTTATATGCCAACAACATTACAATTCAGTGATAGAGTTGAATACACTAACATTGATCTTGGAATGGTTGGCGGATCCGCGGTTTCTGCTTTAAGAGAAAACGGATCAGTAAGAGGCTTACTTAGTCAAATTATGGAACAAGGTGTAGATGCAGCAGGATCTCTTTATGATTTAGCAACTGGTGGTGCTTTGCCAACAGAAGCAGCTCAAGTTGGTGCAGTTAGAGCGGCAGGGGCAGTACCATTTTTTGGTAAAGAAGTGCAAGGTGCAGTATCTACCGAAGCCGGCGTTGCAATGAATCCTAACCGCAGATCTTCTTTGCAAGGAGTAGGTATCCGTAGATTCCAATTTACGTTTAAACTTATTCCTACTTCAAAGAAAGAAGCTGAAGAAATTACTCGTATTATCGAATTTTTCCGATTGAGAATGTATCCTTCTACGATTGGTAATATTGATGCCGCAACTCGTATTTCTGCAGCGTATCGATTCCCAAGTAAATTTGATATTGTAATGAAATACGATACCAAAGAAGTTGCAACAAAAGTGCTACCATGTTTCCTAGAAAGCTTCAATGCAGTATATAACCCCAGCAGCATGGCATTTCATTCTGATGGTAATTTCCAAGAAACTGATATTACTTTATCATTTATCGAAGAAAGAGCACTAACACAAGAAGATATACGGGAAGGTTACTAATGGCTACAGGATTTTTTAGAAACTTTCCGATTGTTGATTACACATTCGGCAATAACACAGATAGTACGTTATTCCAAAATCTAACAGCATATATTGATATGATCGATCAGATTTCTGATAACACATCGTTCTATGAAAAATACGTAATCCAAGATGGTGAAAGACCTGACACTCTTTCATATAAGTTATATGGTACAGTTGATTATTACTGGACATTTTACTTATTAAATGAAAAACTAAGGGTTCAAGGATGGCCTTTGACTACACAGGAAGTTTATTCTTTGTCAAAGGAATACTATCCAAACACGGTGTTAGTTACATCAGAATCAATGCATGATGAGTTTTATATTGGTGATATTGTTGCAACTCGGCCATATACTGATCCAAGCTTTAAAGGAGAAATCCTTGAAAAAAATTATGACTTAGGTAGGATTGTGGTTGCACCAATTATTGATGTGCAAACAATTAATCTTACAAATGCTGGCTCTGGTTATACTTCTGCACCTACAGTAACAATTAGTGGAGGTGGAGGTGAAGGCGCGATTGGTCAAGCAGTGTTGGATGGAGATTCTGTGGATGAAATTATTATCCTAAACGGCGGGAAAAATTACACTTCTGCTCCAACTATTACATTATCTGAACCCCAAATTGCAAGTGGTACTCGAGCAACTGCTACAGCTACGCTGTCAAATCCTTCAGTTTCTCGTAACACTGTTGTGTATAGTTTTAAAAACCAAAAAGATACCAGACTATGGGAAGTGGATGCGGTAGACGAAAGATCGTTATATGTAAATAAAGTTGAACTACAATACGAATCTGTTCATCATTATGAAGATGCTGATGGAAACTGGTTAGACGTTCCTATTGATACTGATGGTGGTGGAGTCCAAAACTATGGACCAGGAATTGTTGGCAAAACTCCTGTTACACATTTAGATAGACTAATTAAACAAAATGAAGACCTTTCAAGTATTAAAATTTTGAAACCAGAAGTTGCAAACCAGATTAATATCGAATTCCAAAAACTATTGAAACGTATCTAATATGGCATTTTATTCACCGGAACAAATAAAACTAATTTCTATAAGAATGGAATCGGAAAAGTTTTCGAAGCCAATCATTTTATTTGGCCATGATGGTATTTCACCGGTTGTTGAGATGAACATCTATGAATCAATTACTCAACCTTTTTTGACAGGCAACATTATTATTAAGGATGATATCAGTCTTTATGATAAAGCAGACCTTAGTGGTATTGAGAAAATTGTTGTTGAATTTGAAACTCCAACTCAAGAAACGGAATCAATTGAAAAAACGTTTGTTATCCTTAACATTGCTACAAACGTAAAGGTGAACGATTACACTTCTATGCTAACAATAAACCTAATTGAAGACATTGGGTTCTTTAATAATATTAACCGATACAGTAAATCATTTACTGGTAAAGGTGAAGAAATTATTTCCAGCATTGTTTCAGATAAAATTTACCGTAAAATAGATGACACTAATGCGAAAGAATCTTTTCAAAAAGCATTCCGTTATATCGCTCCATATGAAAAGCCATTTGATAGCATTAAACAAATTTTAAACAAAATGACCACAGAGTATGGCTTACCATATTTTTTCTTTTCATCACTAAATAATGACGATCTTGTTTTGATGGATATGGAAACTATTTTGGGGTTGGATTCGTTTAACAAAGATAGACCTTATAGATTTTCACAAGATACTACAAACGATCCAGATGGTGGTGACATTAATGCCATGTGGAATTTTGAAGGTTATAATTTAGAAGACACTTATCAGCTGTTGAAAAAAGGTGGTATTAGTGCATCTTATACAAATGTGAACGTGAATACTGGCAATGTTGATAATACACATTTTAATTTTATTGACAGGATGAAAGTCATATATGATAATGATTTGTTGCCAAAGGATTTAAAAATTCTATTGACAGACTTATTCTTTGAGCCAGATACTTCTGGAACTGAGGCGTTAAAAATATATGACTATGAACCAGCTAATTTTGCTACTCTAGACGTGCGGAATTATACTGATGTAAATAGTTATAATGGTGAAGAGTTTCAGTTCTATAGTCAGTTGACAGTATTCAGAAATGCTTTCTTACATAACTTAATGAAAAACATCTATAGAATCTATGTACCAGGTGTGGTGTTTACTGCAAAGAGTCCAAACCTTTCGGTTGGTAATTTAATTAATTTAGAGATTTTAAAGAATGACACTACTGATACGTCAGACAACGATCTTATTGATAGAAAAAGATCAGGTGATTATATAATGATGGCCAAAAGGCATATCTTTGATGTAACTCAAAACAAACACAATGTTGCTCTTGAAATTGCAAGACTTACAAATCAGGAGAATACGTAATGCAGTATAGTGGTGAGCATTATTTTGGAGATGAACATAGGTGGTTTATTGGAACTGTTATTAATGTAAATGATCCTGAAGAATTAGGAAGAGTCCAAGTTCGTATTCATGGCGTGCATTCAAATGATTTGGTTGCAGTACCAGATGATGACTTGCCTTGGGCAACAGTAATGTTACCAACAACTCAAGGCGGTGTATCAGGTGTCGGTATGCTTCCAAGAGTTCTCCCATCAGCTCTAGTGTTTGGTATTTTTTTAGATGGTAAAACATCCCAAGCACCAATGGTAATGGGACACTTAAATAAGTATGAAACTCCTTCAACTACACAATTAAATAGAATTGCATCGCGCGGAGAAAAAACGCCTAACGTTGGGACAGACGGCACAAACGTTTCAGAATCTACAAGACAACAGTACGAACAAAGTAGTGAAGATGTTGATGCCAAGCGGTTGCTGATTATGAAGTTTTTTATTGAGGATGCTGGACTAACACCTATTCAAGCAGCAGGTATTACTGGTAACCTTGAAGGTGAAAATAGTACATTTGATCCTGGATCTATTAGTGAAGTGAAAGGTGAAGATTCACAAGGTTTAGCACAATGGAATCCAGCCGAGGCGGCAGGAAATCGCCTTGGGAATTTAAAAGGATATGCAGCTCATAATGGTTTAGAGTGGAATGACTTTTTTACTCAGCTTAGATTTATTATACATGAGTTCAGAGGATCTTCTGCTAACGGACCAGGAGCAAGCAGTGAATCTGGTGCTTATACTAAACTACTAAATACTACAAAATTTGAAGGTGGTGTTGATTTGCTTAATTCTACATGGGTCATTTGTAGATACTATGAAAGGCCTTTAAATGCTTCTGGAAAAGTAAGAGCACGTGAAGGATACGCACGGAAAGCTTATGAGCAATATCAAGATTCAATTTCTACAGCACAGCCAGGACCGTTCTAATGGTAGCATCAGCAAATACTCCTAAGAAACTTATTAATCAAGCATTGACCCAGGCTAACCAAATTGCTGAAAGTGGTGTTGAAACGTTACGTCAGTTTGATGGGACGATTAAACAAAAATTAATGTCACAAACAACAAAGCTTGGGATTACTCCAGGTGAAGTCCAAGCAGGATTTAAAACATTAAATGCTGCAGTTGATGATATTGTTGAAAGTGTACCTTCTTCATTGCCACAACAACTTACAGATAAAGTTGTAATTGCTGAAATGACATCCAGCTTAAAAGGTTTACAATCAGAGGTTGTTGGAAATATATCTTCGGATGCTGCAAACTTACAGGCCATTATTGGTTCTTCAAATATTGCAAATGGATTCCGGGATGCAATTGTGACATCTGGAGCACCTGAAGCTTTAGCTGCAGCAGCAAAGGTTGCAGCACCAAAAGCAGACATTAGTAAATTAAAAGCAATAGCAGAAGATATTGTTGACATTAGTATCCCCATTTCATTATCTAATAATGTAGGACCAGCGTTTGCAGAGTTAGATGAAATAGGTGGTGAATTAAACAAATTATTGGACAATGTTGTCAGATCTGGTTTCTCTGTAGGAGATGCATTAAATAAAGTTCCTCTGGGTGCCGCAGCTTCTTTGGGCGAGGCAATTAAGAATCTTACTTTACCTGATTTAAATATCCAAAGTGAATTTAGTAAGCTTAAATCTGAGGTGTTCACGAGCATTAACTCTGATGTTTTACGGGGGCTTTCTTCAATTTCAAATGGATTTGGTAATGTCATAGAAAATACTATCGAATCCGCCTTTGGTGACGCAAAGGCAATAGTTGATTCGTTAGCAGTTGCTAATGGAATCCGTTTGAATGTTTCAAATGCAAAGCGTTTGCAAATCAATCAGTTGTTATCTTCTGGGGAATTGGAAAAAGCTGTTAAAATTTTATCTAAACAATCAGATCTTACACCTGATCAACTGAGAGATGGACTAAAAAGAATTAATAACAAAGCCTCAGCAAAAACAGCAAGACCAACAGCCGGTGTTACTGTAAACGCTAATGATTTAAATAAAATTGCATCATCATGGCAAGGCAAAAATAGTTCAAAAAATTATTGGATATCTACAACCATAGGATCACCATCTGAACTTGAATCAGAACTGTCATCAATAAATAGAGAAATCACAGAGGTAATTCTTTTTTCAACTGGTAATGCCAGTGTCCCATTTAATTCTTCGCAAGAGTTCCATGAATTTATGTGGGATCTGGGAGAAATAAAAGAACAGGAAGGTTTCCATTATTTTATTGGGACAGAAGGTGTTTTACAAAGAGGCAAGCCTGTTGATTTAAAATTTAGTCAATCAGCGGTAGAGCCTTTACCCAATGGTCACCATGAAAGATCTATTACTTTAGTGTTCGAAGGTAACCGATACGGTCAAGCTACACAAGATACTCAAAATAGAATTAAAGATTTTTTCAATTCACTATTTAAAATCTATCCGGGTATCCAAGTTGTAGGATGGAGAGATATTGCACCGGATCAGGCTGGAAACAATCCGTTCTTTGATTTTACTGCATGGGTTGAAGCGAAGTACGGAAAGAAAAGCATGTTTACAGATCCTTCTGAACAGCCGCCATTTACACGGAAACAATTAGCCCAGGGTTATACGGTATAAATCATGTCACTATTTACAGATACAGATCGTCTTAAATCAACAGCTGCTTCAAAAGGTGAAGCACATGATGATCCGCGCGGCGAGTTTCCAACACCAACATATTGGAACTCAACTAATGTAAACTATGCTGCAGCTGGAAACAAAAGAAACGATTTAGCAATTGCTGCTAGAGATAAAGATACTCCTATTGATTTAAGTGATGTTGTCAGTTCACACTATTACAAAAATAGAGTTGACCAAACACCATCTGGTCATGTTATTGAAACAGATGACACCGAAGGCAATGAACGTATCTTAATTAAACACAATAGTGGCACTGGAGTTGAACTAAGAAATGATGGTTCAATCCTCATGTCTTCCACTAAAAATAAAGTTGAATTAACAGGTGAAGACCATACACTTATTGTAGAAGGTGATGGCAAACTTGTTTACCACGGTAACCTTACATTGAAAGTAAACGGCGATTATTCAATTGACTGTTTAAATTATGTAGTCAATGCTCGTGGAAATAAAAACGAAACAATTGAAGGCTCACACCGTAAAACTGTAACCGGTAACGTAGGTTCTACTATTGCTGGTTCAATGGAAACTCATGTAGGTAAAGGTGTCACTAATACTTTTTTAAGTGGTATGAACACAAATATTAAGGGAGATTACAATGTTAAAGTACAAGGGTCTGTCGGCCAAGTATCTAGCGGTGATTTTTTACTAACCTCTGAAAGCGCAATAACTGCATCCACGCCTGATATGAATTTGGCTGCAGAGAGTATGTCAGTTTTTGGCAATACAGGCACTATTGGAGGTGAAAACATTATTATGTATAACTATAATATGCACACCGGCCATACCGTTTGGTCAGATACAATGAGCGCCACAACTTTCCATGGAGATCTTAACGGCACAGCAAAAGAAGCATTAAATGCAAACAAAGCGGCAACTGCTGCCGCCGGCACTGCAGCACCTGGTGGATATACTATGACAACTAATACAGTTGACACAAAGGTCACAGCTCTCCCAACAGGTGCACTTTTAACTTCATACTTAACAAAATCATCCAATGGTATCCGTAAAGTGTTAGTTGATGTTGGTGACTATATCCGAAACCAAATTGACCGTTCAACAGAATTTTCTGGTATCACAAGCTCTAAACCTACAGTAGAAAAAGCAAGATCAAGAATGAGAGATTCTGCTAACCGCAGCAATTCTACATTTGTTGGTTCACTTATTTCAAATGATGTTGTATGCGAAACATATAATCGAAAAACACCTACTGAAATTGGTAGGGTTGTGGCTAAAGATGGAACCGGAATTACATCTGAAGGATTTATTAACGCTGCCAATCCATCTCAAGCTTTCATTCCAAAAAAAGCTGGTACGTTTTCAATTATCCCTGAGTTTCAATATAACCCTTACTTTGCTAAGGCTATTAATGGTAAAACTAAATTAGCACCTGGCATTACTTTATCAAAGTTTTTAGGATCTGATGATCCAACTAATATGAACTTTGTCCGTGATCTTTCAATGAGAACAGAGATTGCAAAATATTTGTATTTGCATGCGCAGATTATTAAAACGATTAATGGTGATAATGCTGAGAAGTTTAAAGATATTACATGCGAAGTAGCCGAAGGCGTTTATCAGCCCGGTCCACAGGAAAAAGTAACTCCAGGTGAAATTAATGATTTGAAAATGAAAGGCCGCGCGGTTGTATATAAAATTATTGATAAGTCTGGCAACGTAAACAATACTCGGACATTTGATGTTGCG